ACGGCTGAGACTGTACTCAATGAAGTTTCAAGAGATGTTCAGTCATTTGGCTGGAACTTCAACAGTGAGCCAGATGTAATAAGAGGTAAAGACACGGATGGCAGAGTAGAGCTAACCGACAACACCTTGCGGGCTGACCTAGCTAGTTCAGTAAATAAGTACAGAAGCAATAAGAATGAATATGTACAACGTGGTCTGTACATGTACGACAAAGTACAACACACATACAATATCAACAAAGAGTTAAAACTAGATATTGTCTATATGCTAGACTTCACATTGATACCCGAAGTAGCAAGACGATACATAACAATTAAAGCTGCACGATTATTTCAAGAAAGAGTAGTCGGTAGTGATAACCTCTCAGCCATGAACAGAGCTGATGAGCAACAAGCCCTATTTGCTTTGAAAGAAATGGAAAGTGAAAATGGGGACTATAACATATTTGACGATGGCGGCACGTATAGCGTTCTTGATCGTTCAATCGGACACAGGTGATCTAAATGGCTTTAGTTTCTAAAAGCATACCCAACCTCATTAATGGGGTTAGCCAACAACCCGCAGCTCTACGATTAGAGAGTCAGGGAGAAGTACAGGAAAACGGTTTCTCAGATGTGGTTGATGGTCTTAAGAAACGCCCACCTACAAAGTTTTTAAAACAGTTAAAATGTATTAGTGCGTCCTCTAGTGTTTCCACTACAGCCCTAAACAGTAGAGCAGACTATGTAAATTTATCAGGTTTAGATACAGCGTTCTTTCACACGTATAAACGAAGTGATGATGAACAATACCATGTTATTATTACGTCAGGAAAAATAGTACACGTTTACGACATCGCTGGTAACCTACGATATCAATCAGGTCATGGTAGTTGGTTAGCAAACGGTACTTGGATTGCTCATAATACAGACAGCACAAGCGCAAACGCTTATCTACCAGCAGCACCTTCAGATATTACATCAACCTCTGTTGCTGATGCTACGTTTATTGTTAACAAAGGTAAGACAGTAGCACTGTCGGCTAATAGATACCCATCAAGCAGTCTTAACCAAGCTTTGGTTTATCTTAAGAGTGTCAACTACGGTAGAAACTATACTGTTAAGATGACCTCTAAAGAAAACACCCTTAGCCCAGACGCTGACCATACAACAGTTAAACAAATAACAGCGACTGCCACTAATAACCATGAAATAAACTCAGACGGTCTTAAGGTATCTAGTGTTATATCAGAAACAAGGAACACTAATCCGTGTCTACGGGAAGAGATAGATAACACTTTAGGAACTTCAGTTATTGCCAATTTCCAAGCAAACGGGGGAGTGGATCTTCCTATTTCCGCCTTTGATGCAACTGTTTCAGGTTTTCCTATAACAGCTTCAAATGCTGCTCAAGGTAAATATGTTGTCCAAGTGGGTGGAGTTACAATACCTTACAAAACTAACACAGGTACAGATTACGAACTTAACGGTTGGAGCGTAGTTAGTAGCAACAAGATTAGATTTCCAGCCTATGCAGTAGATCAGATAGGAAACATGGGAGGCGGCGAATATATGGTAGAAAGAGCTGCGGGCAGGATTATTTATACAGCCAACACCGCCACTGCTCATGGCTACATCACGCCTAGTACATCTAATGATGAGCCTTACTTTATTATCAACACACCTAAAGACAGCGGTAATGTTCGTGACTTTGACATCCAAGTTACAGATGATGACGGTGGTGTTAACCTTAAAGCATTTAAAGGGAACGCTAAATCGTTCACAGACTTACCTAACCAATGCGAGAACGGTTTTAGATTAGGCGTAGTTGGAGATAACCAGAAGAAAGAAGATGACTTCCATGTTGTCTTTACAGGTGAAGCTGGTGCGGGTTACTGGAAAGAAACTGTAGCGTACAACTTACAGAACGACTTTGACCTTAGTACAATGCCACACTCGTTGCGACAGAACGCTGACCTTAGCTTTAAGTTTGGAATAGGTACTGAAGAGGATGGCAATCAATGGCAGTGCCGTAAGGCTGGTGATGATAACACTAACCCTGCTCCTAGTTTTGTAGGGCAAAAGATAACTGACATCTTCTTCCACAGAAACCGCTTAGGTGTTCTTGCAGGAGAGAATGTCATCTTTAGTGAAGCTAGTGGTTACTACAACTTCTGGCGCACAACAGTGCGTACACTGCTAGACTCTGATCCTATTGATGTAGCAGTCAGCCAGAACGAAGTGTCTGAGCTTAAAGCTGCTGTACCTATTCAGGATAACTTGTTGTTATTCTCAAACCTCAACCAGTTTACTCTATCTGCTTCCCAGTTACTAACACCAGCGGAAGTAACAGTAGATCAATCAACGAAGTATGAGTGTGATCTAACCACCTCACCAGTGGGTGCTGGTAACAGTGTATTCTTTGCTACTAAATCAGGTGGCTATGCAGGAGTAAGAGAGTTCTTCACAAGAGAAACAACAGAAGTCAGAGACGCTCCGTCTATCACATCCCACGTTCCCTCATACCTTGAAGGAAATATAAGACAATTTGATGCGTCTGCTAATGAAGATATGCTCGCTTGCCTTACTTCTAGTAACAAGAAGGAGTGTTATATTTATAAGTGGTACAACTCCTCAGAGGAACGGCTACAAAGTTCTTGGTCTAAGTGGATTTTTACAGAAAATATAGCCCACGTATTCTTTACCAATAATTTAATGTATTTTACATTTGAAGACGGTAGTTATGAAGTAGTCGATGTCAAATATGACCACACTGAGGTCTTATTAGATAGACAGGTAAGAGTAACAAGAGAGAATTATTCGCAATCTTCATCTTTAGAAATACCTTTCACAGGTACACCAATAAGCGGTATTATAGGTGGTTATTCAGGACTTGAGAAATATACAGCTATTGATGAATCAGGGCAAATACACGAAGTACTTTATTCACCCTTTACTAAGAATTTTATCTTTGGTATTAATCCCTTCCTATCTGGCTACGAGGCAACTGCCGATGGCAAAGCCCTAATCATTGGCTTACCCTATACATTTAAGTATCAAATGTCACAGCAAGTGTTTAAACCAAAACAAGGTGACCCAACACAGCTTGCCCGATTCCAGTTAAAGAAGCTGTCGTTTAACTATAACGACACTGGACACTTTGACGTTACTGTAGACTCCGTAGGTAGGTCTCCAATTACCTCACACTTCACAGGGCGTGTATTAGATAACCAACACAACCTTTTAGATCAGGCTGCTATTATTGATGACGGATCATTCCAAGTTGGGGTGCAAGCACAGGCAACAAAGACAGCCATAACAATAACTAACGATTCACACCTTCCTAGCACGTTCCAAAGTGCAGAGTGGGAGGGGTATGTCGTTCTAAGAAACCAGAGACTATAAATATGACACACCACTACAGACCCGCAAGATTTGAAGACTGTCGAGAGATGGCTTCCTTTATGAGAGAACAAGACGCTAACGAAGTTATGGCTAGTAATGGGCTGAACCCGCTAAGGTCACTTCAAGCTAGTTTTAACGCTTCCAGAGAGTGTCACTCTGTTATCCATGAAGATGGAAGTATTGTGGGAATGTTTGGTGTGGCTGATTGTAAAGCCTTTGGCAGTCCTTGGTTACTAGGGACAGACAAGTTAATAGACACTAAGAAAGAATTTATACCACAAGCAATAGAGTGGGTAAAAAAGATTAACAATGATTACCCACTTCTGCTTAACTACGTACACGCTGATAATACAGTGTCGAAGAGATGGTTAAAATCACTCGGCTTCCAGTTTATTGATTTAATAGAAGAATACGGAGTAGGAAAAGAACCCTTCTACCAATTTGTGAGGATAAAAGAAAATGTGTGAACCAGTATCAATTACACTTGGAATAATGAGCGCAGCTAGTGGCATTATGGCGGCACAAGAAGCCAGCGATGCACAAGATGCAGCGTATGAAGAAAACGTAAGGTCATCTAATCAAGCTAAGATGGATGCCGACAGACAGATTAATTTACAGGAGTCTCAAGCACAAGAGGCTGCTGCTCAAGAACAAATAGCTAATGACATACAATCCCGCGAACTACTAGCAAGAGCTGTAGTCGCTGGCGGTGAGTCAGGAGCACAAGGTAACAGTACACTAGCTTTCCAAGAAGGCATTGTGAGAAAAGGTTTAGAAGCAAATACAATGGTAACGCAAAACCTAGGAAGAGAATTAGCACAGATGAACGAGTCTAGATTAGGCGCAAAGTCCACACATACGTCAAGAATCAACTCAGTATCACAAGGTGCTGGTGTAGGATTTGGAGATATATTAGGGGCTGCTGCACAAGGTGCTCAGACGGGTATCTCAACAGCGTCTAGCCTCTCAACCATTAAAGCAAATAAAGCAGCGGGGTTAAAAAACGATGAGTAAATCATTAGCAGAAACAGTAAACTTCGCTCAGACTGTGCAAGCCAAACAATACGAGAAGAGAGCACAGCAAGTAGATACGTTTGTTAAATCTGAAACGGCAGAGCAGAAGCTTGCCCGTAGCGGTAAGATGCAAACAGCCAAAGCTATCGGTGCATTAGCATCTCTAGGCGGCTCTGCTCTCGATTATAAAGCAAAAGAAAGCGAGCAACGTGTAAAATTAATACAAGAAGATTTAGCAAGCATTACTGCGGCTGAAATAGAAGAGTCACGTAATGGCAATGCACCTTATACTTCAGAGACCTTTGCTAGTTTACCTTTACGTTTTCAAACAAGAGTTAGATCGGCTGTAGGGTACGAGAGAGGTCAACGTCTAATAGGTGAAGCAGAAGCATCAATGGGTTCTTTGACTCTGCAAGACGATGCTGCAAGATTGACACATGTCGAAAGTTATATGCAAGAGCTAGAGCTTACTAGCGGTATGGATGCACACGAGCTTTTGGGTTACAACAAAGGCTGGCAAGAAGGTGTAGATCGTATTAACATTGCTGCATCTAAAGCTAAATCTGCTGAAGGTGAAAAGAAAATTGAGAGAGACTTCAAAGGTGTTGTGTCTTCTGTTGTTACAAAGGAGCACGAGAGCTTTTTAACACTTGAGGAGAGTGGTGATCTAGATACTGCCACTGATGCTTATAAAATAGAATTAAGAAACAATGCAGCAGGGAGAACTTATGAAGCAATCGAAGCAAAGTTCCAAACCTACGCAGACGAAACAGGAATCAACGTCCCACCAGAAATCAAAAAGCAGTGGGTTCGTGAAAGCATACTTGATGCTGCTAAGGCTACCAACAACCCGTACTTACTAGCTCCTGAGAATTTACCTAAAGAATACCAAGATGATGCTACTAGATATTTCTTTGCTGATGCTAGAGTAGCGATAAAGGATAAGTTTAAATCAGATCAAATCGCAGCGGTGGCTGCTAGTAATCAGCAGCGTGTTGCAGACCGTAACCAAGCGGACGATGATGTATTTAACGGTACTATTACATTCGATACACCAAACCTAACCCTACCTCAGAAAAAAGCTCTTAGAGATCACGAAGAGCGTGGTAAGCTTACTGGTGCTGCATCTTCTAAGAACAAGAATAACTTTATGTTAAAAGTGCAAAAGTCTATTGCAGACGGCAGTAACACTCTTGTTGATATGGAAGGTAACGCAGTTAAGGATAAACATGGTAATGAAGTATCATTAGATAGAGCATCACTAGATGAATACTTATTATATAACCCTCTATTCTTAGACAACGAACAAACTTACTTAAGTAATAACCTAGGTAGTTTACTTGTTGGTATTGATACCGCAGCTAGTTTCCCTTCTGGTGAAGTAAAAGCTTTGTTAGACGGTACAGCTAAATATAAAGTACCTGAAGCACGAGTAGCTGGTTACATTCTAGACGAAACCGCAGATGCTAAACGTCTGTATAGGAAGCTTTATTCAGCAGCGCAGCGTGATAAAGGTTGGGATAACCCCCTTACACCAGATGAGATAGATGATCTTAATTTTGATTTCTTCGGTCAGTTGCGTAACAGAGTGCCTGACACTAGCCAAACATCAGAAGTAAGCCTAGACGGTGAAACAGTTACTACAGAAGAAACTACAACTAAAGAACCTAAAAATACAACCAAGGTTTTTAAAGAACCAACTCAGTCACAACTTGACTGGTTTGAGTCAAACAAGAATGATCCCAAGGCTGTAGAGAATTGGGAAAGGTCTGGTTTTGCAATACCAGAGATTAGTAATGAAGAGTTAATACAAAATTTAGAAGAAGTTATAGAAGCAGAGAATAACCCTTCACTTACTACTAACACTAACTCAAAAGACTACAAAGAGGCAGCAACTGAACTTAAGGACGTAACTCCTGAAGATAGGGAAGTAGCTATTAACGACTATGCAGAAAACGCTATAGAAATGCTGCAAGCTCAAATACCTCTTATGCACTGGGCGTACAGAGCCGATGCTAAAGAGTTCTTACAAGCAATAAGAGAGAACCCTGAAGTAGCGTTCGAGGATAACGAATACAAGAAATACTACGATTAATAGGAGCTAAACATGGCAGACAGAGATTATCTAGCAGAGCTTAACGCTTTGGAAGACGAAGATAAGGAAAGAGATTATCTTGGGGAACTTTCAGCGTTAGGCAATGAGCAACCTGTCATAGAACCAGAACAAGGCTACACACCTTTTGGTGTTATTGAACAAGACGTTGAGTGGACTAAACTCCATGAGAAAGATGATTGGATTAGGTCTTCTCAACACTTCTTTGAAATGACTTACGGGTATGTACCCCAGAAAGGTGACAAGGAGCTAGAAGGATACAGTGGTGAATCTTACCGTGAGAAGTTAGCAGACTACGGTCTGAAACAGATGGCAGGGTTTAACTATAACATTGGTGACATGGCGATTGACTCGTCAAGAGTGATGAAGGCAGATCAGAAAACTAAAGAAGCTTTTGTCTATATGTTAGATCAGTATGACGCTGTTAACATGAGCTGGCACACAACTGGTCAAGCTGGCTGGGAGATGATGACAGACGTAACTAACTGGTTAGGTCTAGCTACTCTTGGTACATCGGCTGTAGCAGGACAAGCAGCAAAGCTTGCTATGAAGGAGTCATTAAGACAAACAATGAAAGCTTCGCTTAAGAAAGCTAGTGCTAAGTCTGTCGAAGCTGCTGCTAAAGTTGGTATCAACACCTCTGCTAAAAGAGTAGGGGCGTTAGCTGGTACAGAAGGTGCAGCACACGCTATGGCTTCTGATGCTATGATGCAGAATGTTAGAATTGATGCAGGGTCACAGGACGAGTATGACACCTCACGTACCTTACTAATGGGTACTATAGGTGCTGCTGGTGGGGCTGCTATTGGTACTGCACTAAACTACGGTGTCGGTAAGTTTGCTAGTAAGTATTACGAACCTAAGATTGCAGAAGCTGCTAAAAAGAATGATGAAGCGGCAGTAGCAAAACAGATATTAGCTGAGAAGAAACTAGCAGATGCAAAAGCAGAAGCTGATACTATTATTACTAAAGCAGTAGATGATGAAGTACCCGCTACAGAGATTGATAAAGTTATTAAGGATCAGGTTGATGAAGGCGCAGCAGAAGATGCTGACGTATGGACAGCCCCTAAACTACCAAATGAGTTGAAAGGTTCTAAGCCTAGATACAACTATGGTGACAGAGCTATTGATTTACTTTTTGATGATGACGTAGCCCGTGTACTTTATCAAATGGGTTCAAAATCAAAGAGCCGCTTCTATAAAGAATATAGAAAGTTTTTAGAAGATGCGGGTGTTAAGGATATTGATTCACAAGCAGCGCAGATAAGACTTGATATTAAGACTAAAGCTAAAGCTGGTAATAATACTGTACGTGTAACTTATAATAAACCTAAAGTAATTAAAACCAAGGCTAAGGTTAAACCAAAAGAAACTATCGACCCTCGTCCACCGAAGGCTCGTATTAGTCCTAAAGTATTTACACACGCTCACCACATCTTTGAGGAAATGAAAACTAATCCCGAAGGATCACTAGAGCGTTTTATAAACGACTTTGAAACACATCAGTATACACCTGAAGAGTTTAGCGACATCTTACGTCAGATCAATGCAGCAGATGAACTAGCTGGTGCTGACATCAATGTTATCGAAGGTTTGATGACAAAGAATATTTCAGATGCAGAACTGAATAAATTAAAAATGGACAAGGAAGCAGCGCAGAACATAGCGGAACTAACTGGTATGTTACGTAAACACGCTAATGCTTACTCTGGTAGAAACCTACAAGAGATTCAAGACTTTATGACGTATCGCAAAAAGATTGCTGATGCGGAAGGTAAAGAGTTTGATTACGAAGCAGCAGTGAAGAGTGCTTCTCAAAAAGTTTACAACAGAAAGCTACAGAAGATTATAGATGAACATGACGTAGAAGTAGACAAAGCGTTAAAGGCTAAGGACTACGAAGGTGCATCTAAGTTACGCGAACTGCGTGATGCTGATCCAGAGTTCCAACGAATACTGGATGAGATGGCAGAGCTAGACATTGAACGTACCGTGGGTGTTAAACCTGACGCTAGATTAGATGAGAAGTTCTTAGAAGCTTCTATCTCAGGTGTGTTTAGTATATCTACCATTGTCTTTAACACGGTGTTCCCAGCAATGAAGGTAGCCTTCTACCCAATGCTTGATACGATTATTAGTGACCCACTAAACCGTATGGCTTGGAAGAAGAGCCTTAAAATCTACTCACAGATGCAAGGGTCGCTGCAAGCGTCTTTAGTATCTGCAAGAGCTGCTGCTCGGTATGAGCAAACAATGCTTACCGCTGACCCTTCACGTTTCTTAGAAGGCGGTGTAAAGATCGAGTCTATCTTAGGATCAACAGAAGCTGCTAAGTTTATGCGTTTCTTCCCGCGCCTTGTTGGTGCATCGGATGCGTTTAACCAAGAGATTGCAGCAGTAGCTAGTCTAACAGCAGACGGTTTTGATCGTCTACTAGATGAGGCTGTAGAGAAAGGTCTTAAGGGTAAGGACATTGAGAAGTACATCGATGACAACATCCAAAAGCAAATTGATAAAGGTTACGACTTCCACATTACAGAGAAGAAACTAAAACCTATCTACGAGCTTGGAGCGAGAAAAGGCAAGACAGGTAAAGACCTAGAGGATTTTGTTAATGCAGAAATTAAGCAGATGGGCGAAGGCGCATTTAAAACGCTTAACGATACGGCTTCAGTGGCTGACCTTAGAGCGCAAGCACAAAAGTTATTTGCGGAAGGTACACCAGAGGCGATGCGATTAGCAAAAGCAATAACAAAAGAAGCTGATAGTATACAAGAGACAGGTGAAGCTGCTTTAGATTCTGTACAGACGTTATTGTACAAGAAAGACTTTAGTGCAGACGGAGCGTTACCAGAGCGTATGGCGAAAGCTTACGAGGACTGGACAAGAGATAAAGCTTGGTCTCGTGCTATTGGTAACTTATTCTTTAGGACACCAGCATGGTTGTTCCATGAGTCTATGCGTTTAACTCCAGCAGTGAACAGTCTACTACCACAGTTTAGAAATGACATGGCTGGTATTAACGGAGCAGCAAGAGCAGCGAGAGCTAAAACAGAAGCAGCAGTAGCTTACTCATGGATGCTTTACGTTATTACTAAGTATGCAGAAGGTTCTATCTCAGGTAGTCCTAATGTTGACTACACCATGACAGGGGAAAAGAATAAATCTACAATGCGTCCGTTGACCATTAAAGACCCGTTCTTTTTCGATGGTGGTAAAGAAGTCTCGTTTGCTAGATGGGAGCCGCTGCGTATTCCAGCTACGATTGTAACGAATGCCCTTGAGGGTTATTTAGATTACCAAGAGAAGCAGAACATGGACGGTGTTGCCGCTGATGATGGTGGTATGCCAGATGAAATCATGGCTGCTTTCGGTGTAGGTTTTGCTACAGCTATCTCTGCGGTTCGTGACTCTGCCTTAACACAAGGCGTGTCTGATACAGTAGGCACAGTGGCACGATTTACTGGTCTGATGGAAAGTCCTGAAGGCGAGGATAAAGCCAAAGCTGCGGACTTGTTTGCTAACTTTGTCCTAGATAAATCCCTGCAAGTTGTTCCTAGCTCTATCAAGAAGTTTCAAGAAGCAGCAATAGGTAATGCACCTTTAACACAGCCTGTAGGTATTAAAGATAAACTAATCAGGTCTATTAACCCTTACCACACATCGCTACCAAGACGTTACGATACGTTTGGGTGGGCTATGGAGCGTGAAATATCTTATGCTCAAGTTACTGGTTTTGGCGCAGCTACTCCTGAAGATTTAGCACAAGGTAGAAGTAAAGACCACATGGCATCTCTTGATTACTTAGCTAAGTTAGAAAATCTAGGTTACGGTAACTTCACTCGTCAAAAGATAAGAGATGATCGTTTCCCTGATAAAGACTTACGAACAATCGAGATCGTTTATAACGGCAAAAATATGTCATTGTTTGATGCAATGATGCAGGAACTTTCACAAGATGAGGTGTTGGTTGAGAACGTACTGTTCTATTCTAAAGCAAACAACTTACCTATGGGTTCTCCTTTAAATACTAAGACACACGGTATGCGTGTAACTGAAACGAAAAAAGCAATTAATGATGCACGTAACCGTGCGCTTGATAATGTAATTCTTCAGAACGACAAACTTAACAGTCAAGTTCAAGACAAGAACTACTTTGAATTACTACTACAATCTGGTGGTTCTACTAATCGTGGAAACATCTCATTAACAGGCGAATAATAGGAAAATCAAATGACAGACACTTTACACTCTATAAATGAGTACGACTACACGGGGCAAAGCGACTTTGTTGCCCCCAGTCACCAACAAGCCAGTGACATTGTTGTTCTGGTAAACGATGTTGTCAAAACACAAGGTACT